CATTTAGTAAAATTTTTACCCATTCGGGGTTGAAAAATATGTCATAATGTCATACAATGGTTTTGGGGACATCTTGCTGATTTTCCTCAAAAAATAGATATGACAGAAATGATTTAACCTTACGATTTAATTCTCTTGATGTTATCTTTTGCCGAAGATAATTCACCTGAGTATTTAATTCGGGTGTTATTCTCATTTCAAATGCGTGTCTGCTCATACTTTCCACCTTTGTATGGGTAACCTATCTGTATATATTGTATGACATATTGTCTTAAATGTCAAGACATAAAGTCCTAAAATAATTAAATATTTTTAAAATTATAAGACTATAAGGGTTAAAATATGCAACACCAACAAATTATAGACACTATACAAAACTTAACAAATAAAAAACCAAAACAAAGAGAGATAGCAGAAGCTCTCGGTGTTGAAATAGGTGTTATTGGTAAGAGAGCAACAAGAAATAGTAATTATACAGTAGAGGAAATACAAAAACTTTCAGAGTATTTTAAATGCGACATTTTGGGTTTATCTAAAGAACTAATTTTAAATTGTTTAGATAAAATAGATAATATTTCCGACAATAATTCTGTTGAGGTTTTATTCAGACCTGATGTTTTTCTTTCTGCAGGATATGGTATTCAGGTTTATAACGAAGATGCTGATTATATGGTATTAGATAAAAGATTATTTTTTACCGACAGAGGAACAAAAATAAACCCTAAAAATTGTGAAATAGTTACTATATCAGGTAATAGTATGGCTCCTGAATATAGACACGGTGATAGAGTTATTATTGATAAATCAATTACACAATTTATTGACGGTCATATTTTTGCATTTCGATATAACGGTGAATGCTTTATTAAAGAAATTTGTATTTTAGGTAAAAAAATAAAGGCTATACCTTTAAATAAAGAGTATGAACCTTTTTATATTGAACCTGATGATGATGTTAAAATATTTGGAAGAATTATTCCAAGAGTAAGATTATAAAGGAGTTTGTAAATGAAAAAGTTTATTTATTTATTATTTTTAGTATTTATTTTTTCTAATTATGCACTTGCTGAACAGACACCAAATCCTGTTAGTAACAATGGTAGATATGCAATAGTTTTTAGTCCACATATTCAGCGATCAACTTTTCTATTAGATACAAAAACAGGTAAAACTTGGTCATTATTAGTTGATGATAAGGGGGAGTATTCTTGGATTCAATGTACTTATGACTGGTATAAACAAAATGGGGAATTAGGCGGTTTTTCAAGAAATTCTGTTCCATCAAAATAGAAAGGAGTTTATATATGAAAAGAGGAATTGACAATATTGCTTATGACATTATAAACGATTGGAGTGAGGACTTAACTAAAGATATTCCTGCCGTAGTTAAACCTTTTTTAAAGGCTATGACACAAGTTACTTTTCCTGACGATATGTATGGTATGGATAGTGCAGATTATATTGTTAAACTCTTTATTATGAATGCTGAATCTATCTATAACACTCCAAACTCTAAAAAATATCTTGACGAATTAAAAGATATTGTTGAATGGGAAGATGAAGATTAAAAATTTTTAAAAAAATTTTTTTATATATACATTTACATTATCATTTATATATAAATTTATTTATATATATATTATCATTTACATTGGTTATTTTTAATACGTTATATAAAAATTATCCGTTGGTTATTTTTTAGGTTATTTTTATAGTGTTTTTAATTTTTGTAAATTTTATGACATTTTGGGGTAAAAAAATATCTCAAAAAGTGTTATATTAGTATAGGAAATGTTAAGGTTTAGTATGCCTTTTGGCAGAAAAAACAGATTGCATTTTATTATATAATCGGAGAGTATTCATAAGGAATTGCTGCGGAAAGTTTTACCCAAAAGATACATATAGAATTAAAACAGGTGATTATCTTGAATGTTATCTTGAATCAGGATTTTGTCCGCATTGCAATAATTGGGTTGTAGAAGTTCATAAAAAAACCTATGACGGTGTTTGGGTTGTTGAGGCTGCCAAAAGAAAAAAGGCTCAAAGATTATATAATCAATATAAAGATAGTATTATCGGTAGCATTGGGAAAAATCCAAAGTCCGGTAATAAATCTAATATGGGTTTCAGATACGGTGAAAATAAAATTGTCGGTGATACCGTTAAGCAGTATTCAGTTGATTTTAACGGCACTAAAAAACTTATAAAAACATTAGCATTATGAATACATTGACTATTTATTATTATCGTAAGGTAATCTATCGCAGGTCTCCAAAACCTGCTTTTTTTTAAATATATAAAAATTTTATAAAAAATACATAAAATTTGCTCAAAAATTTATAAAAAATGAACAAAAATTTCAAAAAAAGCATTAAAAATTATTCAATTTTTATCAAAAAACCGTAAAAAATTTGCAAAAAATTTTAAAAAATTGAGCATTTTTTATCAAAAAATCACAAAAAATTATCAAAAATTTTAAAAAATTATGCACAAAATTAAAGAAAATTTATCAAATATTTATGAGAAAAGATTGGATAAAGATAAAAAATTATTATATAACTCACAATATTTCATTAGAAGATTTATCAAAAAAGTATAAGGTTTCGGTTTCTGCCGTAAATAAGCATTGCAGATTAGAAAATTGGGTTAAAGAAAAAGATAAAAAGAAACAAGAAATTGACGAAAAAGTATCACAAGAAATAACAAAAAAAGAAATTGATAAAAAAGTTGCTGCAAACGAATTACATAACGAGTTATACAATAAAGGGTTAGAGGTTGCTAACCTGCTATTAGATAAATACCTGGAAGAACTAAAAAGCGACACTAATAAAAAAAGAACTCTTGCTAATGCTTATAACCTAGACTTTGTTATGAAAGCAATAGCAAACGCACAAAGAGGGCAGCGGCTATCACTTAATATAGATAAAGAAGATACAAATGCTGCCGAACCTGAAATAAATATTATTGAGGGTTTAAACATAGATAAAATTTAAAGGTGAAAATTAAGGTTTGAATATATAACGGAAAAAGATAATAAACCACATAAATTATCAAAGGAAGAACTTGCAGACGTTGCAAAAAAAGTTACTTCCGATTTTAAAGCATATAATGACAGACGCACTCAAAATCTTGAACAGTCTGAAAAACTTATAAACGAGATATTTTTCAAGAAAAACTCAACTAAAAAATCTCTTGAAGATAAAGCCGACAAATACGAATCTTGGAAAACAAAAGTCAAGATGTGTAAGACTTATATGTTTTATCAGGTTCTTAAATCTTTTATCTGGAAAAATGTTTATGCTCAAACTAATTCAATGTTTGATGTTTCGGGCGAAAATCAAGAGGCAGATAACGACTCTAACAAGCAAAAGGCTATGCTTGTTGATATTTTAGAAAAAATGAACTATTCTAAAACCTGCGACAAGATTATTGACTATGCACTTTTACACGGTGAGTTGATTTCTTTTGTTGCGTGGAAAAAGAAATCACAAGAATATCGAAAACTTATACAACAGGAAGATTTATTAGAAAATCCAAAGGCAATTGCAGCACTTGAACAAGGTAAATTTCATTTTACTGCGGAAAAGGTTATATATGATAATCCGTATATTTACCCAGTAAACCCTGCTAACTTTGTTTTTGATGCAGCACAAAAAGAAAATTGGGACGACTGTCCTAAAATTTACAGGTCTTGGAAAGTTCCTGACGATATTATAAACAATAAATATTATAAAATATCTAACGAAATTAAAGAAGATATTAAAAATCAGGTTGATAAAGATGTTGATTCCTCAAACTCTCAAAAAAATGAAGATTTAGAAGATAAAGTTCATAATGCTAACACGGTTGAAGTTTTAGAGCATTGGGGAAATTATACTTTAAAAGACGGAACAGTTTTAAAAAACTATCACATAGTTGTAGTTGCAGGTAAGCACGTTGTCCGTTTCGAGAAAAACAACCGAATTATAAATCCATTCACTTACGGAAATTGGATTAATGACCCTGAAACTGAAAGAGGAATAAGTCCTCTATTTTGTGTTTTATCTCTTGCGGAATTGCAAGAGGATTTAATGAATCGGACTTGCGATATGCAAACTTTATCTGAAAATCCACCTATTTATGCTCCAAAAGGGTTTTTTGATGAAGATGAGGTAAAACTATATCCGGGTAAAATAATTGAATTTGGTGACGATATTAGTCCAAGTGAAATTAAACAAATGGAATTTTCAGTTCAAATATTCTTAAATGATGTTGGACTATTAAACGATTTAATGTCAGAAATATCAGGTATATTCCCTAATATGGCAGGTGCAGACGAAAACAGAGCAAAAACCGCAACGGAAATATCTACAAAAGCACAAGGACAACTGACAAGATTATCAATGTTAGTTGATACGATAAATCAAGACCTTATTATAGAAGATGTTAAAAAGGTTGCCAAACTTTGCTCCGATTTTAAACAGGGTGAAGAAAACATCTTTGTTAATAGCGGTAATAAAAAAGAAACAATTACAATAACTGACGAAATACGTAATGCGGAATATAGATATACTTATGCAGACAGGACGGCAACAACTGAACGCAGCAATAAAGCAGATATGGTTGTTACGGCAGCAAAAGAATTTGCAAACTTTATACCGTTAAATGCACAGGAATTATTCACTTGGTTTATGGAACAAAAAGACGTTGAAAATCCTGAAAGATTTTTACAACAACAAGATATTATTCCTGCAGAAATTCAGCAAATGATTTTACAAATTCCGCAAGTTAGAGAAATGGTTGATATATATAATCAACAAAAACAACAAGCAGGGAATAATAATCCGCAAAATGTTATTCCTGATGCTAGTATTCCGCAAGCACTACCTATGGAGTAATTTATGGATACGGATTTAATCGTTGAAAAATACGAACTTGTTAAATCTAAAGAATATCAAAGAATAAGACAGTTACAACTTGAACTTATTTTACAAAATAGAAATATTGAACCTCTTGAATTAAGAGGAATGCTTAAACTTATTGCTAAAACTGATGAATGGGAAAACGAATTTTTAAAATTTAAGGAAAGAAAGGGGTAAAAAGTTTTTATGCAAGATACATTAGACGAAAATATTCAAACTACTGATTCAGATAATTCTAACATTGGCGAAAGTTTTGAGCCGTTAGAAAATAACGACAACTCGGAAGAAAACAACAATGTAGAACCTGAAAACAATGTAGAAGAAGAACCTCAACAACAGCAGGGTAAATTCTCAACTCTTGAAGATGCCAACAAAGGATATGCAGAACTTGAGAAAAAACTCGGGCAGCAGTCCAACGAATTGGGCGAATTAAGAAAACAAGCGGAAGAAGTTGCAAAGTTCAAAGAACAAATGGAAAATATGCAACTTTTAGAGGCACAAAAGAACGGTTTTCAAGACGTTAAAACGTATGAAAATCATAAAGAGGTTGCTAATTTTGTTGCTGAGGAATACGCAAAACACATTCAAGAGTGTGAATTCCCTGACGAAATGGTTAAGCTATTGGATGAATACAGAAAAAATCCGTCCAATGATCTTTTAGAAACTATCGAATCACAATTTCCACTTGAAACAATTAAAGACGTTGCAGGCAAGAATCAGCTTTTTAAAGGACAACTTGAACAAAGAGAAGTTCAAGCCCTTGAAGATGAAGTTATGCAGTCTGCTCGTGATTATTTGAATGAGAATGTGACAAAATATGTTGAGGATTTTAAAAATCCAGCTTTTGCTGCATTATACGCAGAGGCTTTTAAAGCATACGGTTGTGATTTACAAACTGATACTTTCGTTAATCTTATGAGAGCCTTTGCTGATGAAGTATTAAAGCAACACGGTATCAAAAACGGAATTAGTCAAGAAAATAAAAATGCAACTGATGAAATTGCAGGATTGACTATGGGAGCTGATACTAACAAAAAAAGTAACGGAAAAAGTCTGTTACAAATGTCAGGTCAAGAACTTGAAGATAGAATTTCAGAGTTAATTTAGTAGAAAGGAGTAAAGCTAAGGGCTATTGAACAAGTTATTAAAACAACATTTTCTAAATCATTTAATACATATATTTATGATGAATTAGTTATTGGTAAATTGGCACATTCAGAATTTAAGTCAGGTAAAAACAAAGGTGATGAAGTTGATGTAATGATGCCAGGTATGGTTACAACATTTGATTATGATGGCGGCGATTTACCTGATGCAGAGGCTGTTACATCTTCTGCAACGAAAGTTAAACTTGATAAAGGGATGGCGGTTCACTTTAAATTAAAGAAAATTGAAGAAGATTATATTAAAAATGCACCAAGTGATGAAAAACAAATTGAATTGATAAAAAATTATTCTTCTGATGCCGTTAAACAATTTGCCGCTAAAGTTGATACTGCATATGGTAAATTGTTTACCAGAGCAGGTCATTATTTAGATAATAGCGGGTCTGCAATTACATTAACACCTGTATTATCTAAAGAAATTTTTGCTTATATGCAAGCTAAATTTAAAAAAGGGGACGGTATCGGTCATACTAATTGGATAGACGGACAAATGGTTGCAGTCGTTCCGCCTGAATATCAATTCTATTTAGGTCAATTAGATAATTTCTATCAAGGTGTAGAATCAGGTCATAAAAAGATTGAAAAAGGCTATATCGGCAAAATATACGGTTGGGATATTCTTGTTTCAAACAACTTATATAGAGACGGTAGCCAAAATGTTTACCCATTATTTGGTGTAAGAGGTAAAACTCTTGCAGGTGGTGTAACAAAAGACCTTAATATGCAGCACTACACACCTGAAAAGAATTTTGATACTGTTTATAAAGGCTATTCTTTATATGGTGTTGGTGCACCAAGAGCAGATTTCTTAGGTACAGTTAAATTGTCTGCACCTTTGGAATTGTTGAATTTATCGTAAGTTTGAGAGGGGATATCCCCTCTCTTTTGTAAGTAGTTAAGTAAAAATAGGAGTAAAATAAATGACAGCAACACAAATTACGGTATCTTTACCAACTTTAGATACAACTCAATCTATTGAAGTTGCAGCAGTTACACCTGCAGATATTGCAGCAGAAATGGTTATTAAAAATGCTTTAAAAAATAAAAATAATTCTTTAGCTATTGTAGTTACAGCAACAACTGCAGGAACTATAACAATTAAAGCAGGAAATAATTATCCTAATAAAATTTTAGGCGATTTACCTGTTACTGTTGCAACAGGTACAACCGTTATTCGTTTACAAGATATTTCAAGATTTGAAAACAGAGACGGTTCTATTAACCTTACTAATGCAACTACTGAAGGTAAGATATTTGCTACTGCAAAAAGAGCAGGTATTACACCTGTTGTTTAACAATTTTTAGAGGGGATTTCTTCCCCTCTTTTTGGAAAGGAAAACAAAATGGCTAAAACTACAAAAAAAGTTGAAAAGGAAACACTTATTAAAACTTTTAATTTAAAATTTATACCTACAGGAAATGTATTTAATCTTCCTGAAAAAGAGGCTATCGAAATTTTAAAAACGGACAGAGGAAACTATCAAATTATTGATAAAGATTTTATTGATGATATTGAAAATGAAAATGAAAAAGAAAAAGAAAAAGAAAAAGAAAAAGAAACTTCTACTTATGAACAGGTTGTTGAAGAATAATGATTACTTTTATTGATTTATATAATAAAATAACAGGTCAGGCTTGGTCAATGTTTGACGGCGATATTGATAGTAGTGATGAATTTGAAACATCTGTTACGACAGCAATTCAAAAAGCTTTGTCTGATTTATGGTGTTCTTATAAGTTCCCTTTTAGATATGAAACTCAAATTATTAAAACAAGAGTGAATAAATCAGATTATCCAATGCCTATTGGTAATATTATTCAAAAAACTATCAGAAATAAAAAGGTTTACGGTGTTAAATTAGATAAAACATTTTTAAGTTATGATTCAGATTACGAAATTTTTGATGACGAATTTGGTAAACCTGAAAAATTCTACACTAAAAATGATACTATATATTTTTACCCTATTCCTGACGATTATTATAAAATTGAATTGGAATATTTAACAATTTCACCTGCTAAAGACGAAAACGGTGCATCTATTCCAACACTTACAGAAGAAACAGATTATATTGATATTCCCGAAAAATATGAAATATTGTTTTTAAATGCTTTAATGTCTTTGTCTATGATATACCTTATTGCATCTGAATCTGACGAAAATTATTCAAGCTATAAAAAACAATATGAAAAAGCTTATAAAATCCTAATTGATTTTACTAAAGATGTTCAAACCGATAAATGTATTGGATGGAGATAATGACAACAATTACTCAATTATTATGTAACAGATTTGGCGGAATTAGAGAAAGAAATTCTTCTTTTAGTGAAGATTTGATATCTGCACAAGATATACAAAATGTTGAGCTTTATTATACAGGTATTAATGGTGGTATTGGTATCAGAACAACTAAAGGAAATGTGTCATTTAATGATGAGCTTTTAGATACACAAAAAATAATCAATATTTTTGAAAGTACACAAAATCAAACCAAATATTTCTTTGTTTATGCAGAAGATGAACTTAAAGGGACATTTTATAATCTTAATCTTAAAACAAATTCTTTAGAAATTCTTAAAGATGACCTTACAGTTACAGGAAAATCAAACGGTTTTGATGTTGCTCAGGGATGGACTGATTTATTCTTCTTCACCAACGGTGCTGAAATGTTTACCGTTGAAATGGATATTTTAGAAGAAAATAATGTTATTACTGATATGACTTTAATCGATAGAGATGGAAGAACAGTTGTCGGAATTATTGCAGGAATATTTAATAACAGATTATGGATAGCATCAGGTAATGTTATATGGTATTCTGTAACATCAGATATTTATGATTTTTCTACTGCAAATTCAGATTGGGTAACAAGTGCAGGATATATTGAATTAATAAAAAATATTACTGCAATTCACGAATATTTAGGAGCTTTGGCTGTGTTTTTTGCCGATAGTTCCGTCTTGATAAGTGTTTCAAATGGCGATTTTTCAATTGCTGAAGAAAGCCCTGGTGGTTGTGCAGGCTATAATTCTTTAGTTTTTCATGACACAAATCTTTATTTTTATGATGATACAAAAAAAGCTGTATTCTCATTCAAACAGGTTATTAGTGGGGAAAAAACTCTTGGTGAAAATGTCGCAGTTGATATTCAAGATATTTTATTAAGTATTGATTCAAATAACTTAGATAAAATTCAGGCTTTATCCGTCTTTATGGAAAGCCGAAATGAGATATGGTGGATAATTCCAACAAAAGAAAACGATTATTCAACTATCATTATTTTTGACTACCTAAAAGGCGAATGGATAAAAAGAAAATCACAAAAAATAAATGCCGTTAGAATTTTTGACGGTAAATTATATTCGGCAGGTGATAATGGTAAAATATTAGAAGAATATAATTCAGACAGATTTGATGGAGAATATATTCAACATTATTATAATTGTTCACCTTTAAATTTAGGTGCGGTGAATACATTAAAAGTATTGGCTTTTCCGCCTAGAGTTTCCTTTGATATGCCTTTCAATAATCAATTTTATGTTAAATACATTAAAAATTTTAATACATTTAAAAAGCCAAAAATTAAATTTATTAAATCAAAATTAAAAAATTATGGTTATTGGGGAAAAAGTTTATGGGGAAGATGTTTTTGGGCAAGTAAACATACAAGTTCTATCGGCAAATTTCCTACAGCTAATTTTAAAGTCTTGGAAATGAGTATTTATAGCCAAGAGGCAAGTCATAATTTTGCTATTAAAAATATTGAATTTAGTAAAATAAAAGTTAAACAAGTATGATAAAGGTTCTTATTCCTACTGATTACGAATTTAATTATAAACAATGCAAAAAATTGTTTAAAAAATATAAAAAGCTTATCAATGATAACTCTGAATTTAGAGACATTGTTAAAAATACATTTTTTTATTCTTTTTTTGATGATAATAAACATATTGGTTGTATTTATTATTATCTAAAAAATAATAAATTATTTGTAAATGCTTTTTCATATAGGCATACTCATTTAATAAATATTGAATGTTTTAAAAAAAGTTTTGAGTGGTTTAACTGTGATATTTATGCTGAAACTACTCATAAAACTGCTATATATTGCTTATATAAATGTGGTTTTAAGAAAATTGATAATACTTTATATAGATATGAAAGGAGTTAATAAGGGGCGGAGGTTCTAATTCTTCAAGTTCTACAAGTAACGTAAGTAATGTTAATTATAAAAAAACAACAACAGATAATCCTTATGTAAAATCTGTTACGAATAATAACGGAACTACAACTACACTTAAAGACGGTACTGCATTAAAAAAAGTTTATGATTTTACTAATTATAATATTGATGATTTATTAAATGAATATCTTAATCCTAGTCTTGATTCTTCAACTAATCAAGCTAAACTAAATTTATACACAAAGACTCTTAATGACGAAACGAAAAAAAATCTTGAAAATAATATAATTTCACCTTTAGCACAAAGAAATATGATAAGAAGTTCTCAAGCTACAGATATGTATAATAATCTTGCAAAACAAACAAATGATGCAATTAGCGATTATGCATCAAGTCTTTTGGCTAATAGTCAAAATGATACCGCTAATATTATAAATAATCTTATGAATTATGCT